AATGTATTCGGAGAGCAATGCGCGGATACCATTGACCAAGTAACACGTGATGTATTGGTTGCTGGAACAGTTGTTCAATATGCTGCTGGTCGTGCAAGCCGGGCAACAGTCGCAGCAGGAGATAACATTAGCGTAACTGAACTTCGCAAAGCAATTCGCACATTGAAAGTAAACAATGCGAAACCAATGAGTGATGGTTACTATGTAGCTGTTATTCATCCACGTACCTTGTACGATCTGCAAGGAGATTCTGCTTGGGTTAATGCTCACCAATACACAGATGTAGGTGTTAAAGACCTGTACAAAGGCGAAGCAGGAATGTTGTATGGTGTTCGCTTTATCGTTTCCACTAACGCTAAAGTATTTACTAGCGCTGGTAGCGGTAGCATTGATGTTTATGCAACGTTGATCATGGGTCAAGAAGCATTTGGTACAATTGATGTAGCTGGAGGTTCCGCTTGCCAAATGATCATCAAGCCACATGGTGCATCCGGAACTGCGGATCCACTTAATCAACGTGGTACAATTGGTTGGAAAGTTAATTTCGTTGCAAAAATCCTGCAACAAAACGCAATGATTCGCGTTGAACACGCTGTATCCGCTTAATAATTAACCGGCTTAGAACGGTTCAATGATGCGCAGCATTGGCAGGGTTCGATTCCCTGCCTAAGTCATAGCAATAAAAAAACAAAATGTTTTTGGAGGTTCTACATGGCAATTAGAAAAGTAGAAATTACGGAATCACAGATGGAGAAAGACGTTAGAGATTTTGCAGAAGTACTTTCCGCACAACCAAAACGAAAAGTAAAACTGCATATGCCTTATGAAGAATTTGTTCGTTTATCCCAGCTTGAAAAAGCAGGTAAACCTGCGAATTGGCCATATGAATTGGTATCTGTAAATGGACATAACTTTTATATTACGCTTGGAAAAGAATGCGAAGTACCTGAATCTGTATATGAAGTTTTGCAAACCGCTCACTTGGTGTAAACCGGGTGAGCTTTTTTTCATATGGAGGTGTAAACCATGACCGTACAAGATATGTTAGACGAATTGGCATTAAAATATCCGCATAGTTACACAAATACACAGGTTGTAAACCGTATGGATCGGCTTCAAAAACGTATTTTTAGGAACTTAAATACACTTGGTTATACAACCTATTCAACGACACCTTCAACAGCGCAAGGTGACTATACGGAATTGACTTCAAATTATGAAAAATATCAGATTCGCAGATTATTAATTGATGGTGTTGAATATCCATATTGGACACCAGAAGAAGATAAACCGGCGCGATTTTGGTTTTACATGAATAGCAGCATTTATCTTTTTCCGGATTGCACAGGAAAATCAATTGATGTTGAAATTTGGTTTTATCAAGATCCAACAACGTTATCTGCTGCTAGTTTAGGTGCAAGTCCTGATTTAATGACGGATTATCATATGCTGCTTGTATATGGTGTAGCAAAAGAGATTGCAGAGGATATGCGCGATGGATCAATGGCAACTTCATTTGCGGTATCTTATAACGATCTGTTTACTGAAATGATGCAATCGTATCAGAATCCGGAAGTATTTGTTGTAAAAGAAATTGCATGGGGGTGATGTTGTGAAGGCATACGGTGATATTTCCCCGTTACAAGTGCAATCGGTTCGTAATTTTACCGGTGTAGATAATCGTTCGCTGTTTAACATTGACGATACGAAATCGTATCTGCAAAACAACATGACAGCAGATAACTTTCCAATGCTAAAGACAAGAAGCAATATTGCACAACTTGGATCCGGAACAATTGCAGGTCGTTGTTTAGGATTAAGCGCGTGGAAGAATAGCGAATTAAATACGATTTATAACGATGGTGTTTGGTATAAATGGAACGGAACATCTTGGACAAGTGTTACAACAGGACTTTCAACATCGGCCTATGCGTCTTTCTGTAACTTTCAAGGTAATTTAAGCAGCATTAATCTTTTAATGGCAAACGGTGTTGATGCGGTTAAAAAGTATGATGGAACAAGTGTGAGTAACTTAAACAATGCACCGGCTGGAATCACATACATTGATGCACACGATAACCGAGTATATGGTGCAACAGGTAATACGATTTATTTTTCCGCATTGCGTAAACCGGAAGATTGGACAACTTTGAATGATGCAGGAAGTGTAGTCGTTGAATCCAATGACGGTGAAACGATTACTTCGATTAAATCAGGATTGCAGAAACTAACGGTATTCAAAACAAACAGTATGTATGAATTGTTTGGTACGGGTCCAAGTAATTATCGACTTGTTCCAGTAGCAGATAATATTGGCATTCTTAATCATCGTTGTTCAACGGTAATCAATGGTGTCATGTACTTTTTAGGTAAAAACGGAATGTATCGCTATACAGGCGGTTCAAGGCCAGATAAATCATTCTGCGATCCGGTTCAAAACATCATTGATGCAACAGCAAATTATGCTTCAAACACAAACTATGTATCACGTTCATGCGTTGGTGATGATGGTCAAAGTGTCTATGTGTTATTGAATGGATACAATACGTTGTTAGAAACAAACAATGTTGTCCTGCAATATCACACATTATTTGACGTTTGGACAGTTTATGGAACATTAACATATCCACCTACTGACTTTGAGAATATGAACGGAACACTTTATGCCGGATGTAACTTTAACGTTGCCACATGGAAAAGCACAGGGACGTCAGATTCGCTTTCTGGCAGTTCGCAAGTGATAACAGGTGTGTATGTATCAAAAGCCTTTTCAGGTGCTTATTTGGGCGAAAAAAACCGTTTTTTAAGGCTATACATTACGCATGATACGGATAATGGAAATACAGTTACTGCATATGGAAGCGTGAGCAGCACAACGACTTTTACGAGTGGATGGACAACGCTCGGTACATTTACTGGTACTGGCGGCGGAGTTACAACAAGTCGGATTATGATTCCGCAATCATTAACTTTGCAGAATGGAAACTTCATTCAAATTAAATTGTCCGGGAATGCAAGGTTTTCGGTTCATCAGATTGGGTTTGAATATCTGGCGAAACCGCTTGTGTGAGGTGAAAAACGATGATTCCGAGTTTAGGGAATGTGGATGCAAAAACGATTCAGGAATTAACGGATCAGGTAGCAAAGCAAACAAAAGAAATACAATTTATGTTTGAAGGCAACATTGATGCAGATAACATTCGTGCCAATAGCATTACTGCTGATTTGATAAGTGTATCCCAGCTTAGTGCAATCAGCGCTAACTTGGGTTCGATTACAGCAGGTTCCATTAATGGTATTACGATTACCGGAACAACCATAACCGGCGGAACGGTTCGCACTTCATCAAGTGGTATTCGCATTGAAATGACCAACAATAAATTAGTTGGTTATGATGTATCGGGGAATGAAATGGTTAAGATTGACGCTACTGCAACTGTACCAACGTTAAATGTAGGAAACGTGTCAATTACAGATGACATTTATTCAGGTACGCAGCGTGTGATTAACTTCGGATCCGGTTCAAACTCTGCATACATTTCGCGAAATGGTGCGTCATATGGAAACAATTTAGTGATTAACGACAGAAATTCAATTAAATTAAGTGTCGGTTCTACACCAACAGCAGATATAACAATTTCATCTTCGACTGTTTCAATTACAGGACTAACATCTGCGTCAATTCCATCACATAATCAAGCGTGGTCAACGATTACTGGAACACCAACAACAAGATCAGGTTATGGAATCACAGATGCGGCAGCGTTGGTTCATACTCATTCGTGGTCAGACATTACTAGTGGTAAGCCCACAACGTTATCCGGTTATGGTATTACAGATGGAGTGAATACGAGTGACGTTGTAACATCGGCAACTGCGAATAAGATTCTTAAATTAAATGCTTTAGGCGAGTTGCCTTGTAACATTACTGGAAATGCGTTTACTGCAACAACAGCAACAAACGTTGCGTGGAGTGGGATTACAAGTAAACCAACAACAATTAGTACATTTGGAATAACGGATGCTTATACAAAGTCCACAACTGATTCTACGTTTGCGGTAAATCTTACTTATGATAGCGGAACGAAGAACTTGAAGTTATATAGCAATACAGGTGCAACATTAGCAACGGTTAATATTGCAGGTAGTTAATGGAGGATTTATGCAGATCAAAAACCTGATTGAAATAACTGTCGATATGCAGAATAAAGATGATGAAATCATTCGGATCGTGAATCTGTATTTGGCACATATTGAAACGGAACAAGCTAGAAAATCATTCTTAGAACGATTAAACGATCAAATTCATAAAGCATTGGAAGGTGATCTGTAATGGCAATGACACCACAGCAACTCGGATACGCTGCTGCACAACAAAAACGATTAGACGCTGCATATAAAAGCAATGACAATAGTTTGGTTAACCGGTTGATTAACGATTCAAAAGCAAAAGGATATTCTCTTAAAACAATGGCCGCAACACCTGCTAAACCATATGGCGGTTTAACGCTTGGAATTGATAAACAGCAACCAATGCCGGGTAAAGTACAAACACCAATTGTACCTGAATATAAAACGAGTGGTCTTGTTATTGGTGCAGATACAGTGACTCCGCAAGCACCGAAAAAAATGGTAACGAAAGATAACGTTCCAAAAGTAATTACCAATGATGTAAAAAATGAAGTAACACCGGAAATGAATACAAAAACAACACCAACAAATCCGGTGTATCAATTTATTGATTCGAGTACGCTTCAAAAAACACCGTTTAACTATGATTTTACGAAGGATCCGCTTTATCTGACCGCACTTCAAAATGCACTTAATACAGCAGGAACGCAATCGAAAAAAGCACAACAAAACGCTATGGAAGCATTAAATGAGCGTGGAATATTGAACAGTAGCATTACACAATCACAGCTTGCACAGATTGCCGGCGAATACGATCAGCAAGCGCGAGATAGCGTACTGAATAACCTTGTGCCACAACTCATGCAACAAGCGTATGGACGTTATCAGGATCAATATAATCAAAAACGAAATGATTATTTAGATGCTTTAAATGAAGCGCAAGCATTTGGTTATGTTACACCAAGACTTTCTCAAATTACGGGTTATAAAGTAAATACTCCGTTATTTAATACGAAACAATTAACTTCTAATCAAGCAATGGATAACAAACAATTTCAAGAAGATGTTAGACATAATAAAGTACTTGAATCAAATTCTGCTACAAATGCACAAGCAAATATGACAAGAGCAACAACTTCAGCAACAAAAACAGGAAAAGGTTTTTCACCAACTCAACAATTGAGTTTCGTAGATAAAACAATTAAACCATTACTGGATCAGCAAATTGGTCAAGATAGTTTTGGTTTTGATATGAAAACTGGTAAATATGTATTAAAAGATTCGGCTATTCCGCAATTCAATGATGTAATGAATAGCATACGAGGTAATGTTGATGATGCAATTATTAGATCCGCATATTTGAGATACAACGTTCCATTACCTGTTTATTTATTAACTCCAAACGATGAAAATATAATTTCGTTTTCTTCTAATCAATCAGAATCGAAAATCAATCCTGAATGGATTAAATGAAGGAAGTGATTGAATGGCACAGTACGATGCAGGTGCATTATATGACGAAGTTAAAAACGGAAGATTAAAACTTGAGGATTTATCTGATAGTGGATTAAATGCTTTGAAAAGTTATGTATATACAAAAAACTTAAAATCATTTCCTAGTGAACCAACATACTATACAAAAGCAACGGAAGATGCGTTGGCAAGTAAGTCTATGAATCAATCGAATTCAATAAAATATACTACTCCAAAACAAAATCAAATGTTGAATTATTCATCATCACAACCACAAGCAGCACAAGCAACACAAAATGCACTTGCTCAAATGTATAAAGATTATCAAAAAGATTTAGCAGATAGTACAATTTATACCGGAAAACCACCAGCGCAAGCGCGAATTGGAAATATTCAAAAGCCAACACCAAAAGAGATTGAAAATCGTTTGTATCAATCGAAGGTAAATCAAGCAATACAACAAGCGCAGCAGATAGCAAATGATCCTAGTATTGAAACAAATAATCTGCTTGGTAAATTTGGTGAGAGATTAACATCAAACATACGAAGCGTTGCACTTCCTAGCGGTTTATATGGAATGGTAAAAGGTAAAACGCTAGAATATCTTCCGACTGATGTTGAATATCAGTTAGCACAACAAACAGCAGATTTAGGAAATCCGGTAGCCAATACTTTGACTGATTTGCTTGGTCAAGGTATCGGCTTTTTTAGTCCAATTGGTGCGGAGAAAAGTGCTGCATCTGTAATGAATGAAGTGAGTAAATTGGCTACTAATATTCCCTATGCAAATAATGCGCTTGGAAAATTATCAGGAAACATTGTTGGTAAAAGCACAAATATTGCTAGTAAGGCTGTTGCGGGATTACCGGCTAAACTACAACCGGCAGCATTAAATGCGATGAAAGAAGCTGCTAGACAGGTTCCTGGCGGTTTATATTTAGGCGCAGTAGATATGCCGATTAGACGAGATATTAATC